GCTTTGCTTATGAGGTCAACACGAAAACCGGTCCGCTGACATTGGAATTGCAGGAAAGGGCAAAGCTGTGGCGGGAAGATTATGAAAAGCTGAAAAAAGAGGTATCTGCCGAATCCTGCAGTATACCTCAATTCAGAAACGCATCGCAGAATAAGCCGCCATATTTTTATACCGGTATGCAGAGGAATGAAAGGGCAGGTGGCAGATGATAAATACGAGGATGATGTATGTAAGGCCGGGAAACCTGTTCAAAGAGTTCATTATTGAAAGCAATAAGCAGGTAGTGACAAGCACAGGGAGGGTGGCGAACAGCCATAGCGGCGATGGAACAAAGACATTGAAAGGGTGTCTTGCGGAGGCGTCTGACGAGGACAGGACAAACCACAGCCAAAAGGATCATGTTGTCACCCATACGATTGTGCAGGCGGGAAGTCCGATGGCAAAGCGAACCGACAAGCTGGTGCTTGGGAGCCGTGTATTCTATATCGTGGATATTGACGATGCAGGTACTCTCGGCATTTCAACGATATATTATGCTGAGGAAAGGTGGGATGCAAAATGAAACTATGGGTAAACGGAAAGGCCGGCAGTGCTGGCAGTGCTATCCGGGCAACCGTGAAAGAGCAGGTGACGAACATCAACCGCAAGGTGGTTTCAAGGGGCGTCCGGGCGGTAAATGCCATAAGGAACGCAGAACTGGAGGTACTGAAGGGGCAGCGTAGTGGCCGGGTTTACCGGAAACCATACACGAAAGCGACTTACACCGCATCGGCTCCGGGAGAGCCACCGGCAAGACGTACAGGAAATCTTCGTATGCACTGGAACGGACAGGTAAAAAGCGAAAATGCCTCCAGTGGAGGGGTTGCTGTCGTGGCAGAACTGGAAAGCCAGGAGTCTTATGCTGGCTACCTGGAAAATGGAACATCCAAAATGGCAGCAAGGCCGTTTGTGGAGAAGATTAAAGAAGAGGCCACGCCGGAAATCCAGAAGATTTATAGCGAGCCTTACACATAGGAGGTAGGATATGTCACTTGTGATAGAAAAGCCGAGAGCTGCTTTTGATATGTCTCAGGTTAAGCGAGGGTATCTGCTTTGGGGCAGGCATTCCACATGGAATGAGGGAAAGGCAGGGTTTGTGACGGCGGCAACGGAAGATCAGCTGATCGTCCAGTATTACCCAGGAATCGGCAATGTAACGAATCATTTCATCATACCTGTGTCTGAGGCGGCTGAGGGTCAGTGGGAAATCCGCTGGTCCTCTGATATGGCAGATATACAGGAGTACAACATAAAGGCAGATGGAGAGCAGGAAGAGGAAGGAGTTGATGGCGGTGATTCTGGAGGAATTGATTCATAAGAGGTTCATCAGCTCAGAGAGCCTTGTCAAGCACCTTGCATTGTTCAATGGTGCGCCTGCTGTTTTCAGTCCGGAGCCACCGGACGAAAGCCAGGAAGGGTGGTGCGGAAATACGCAGTACCCGGAGGTAATTTACAATTTTGATCTGCAGGCGAATGAAGAAAGGCATAGCGCCGGTACCCTGTCGGTATCGCTGCTGTGCCAGAACACTACCGAGATTACGCCGGAGGCGATTGAGCCTCTGGTGAGAGATTGTCTGCGGGATGTGATATTAAAGCCAGAGGGAGGAACTCCATACTGTTTTGCGTGGGCGAGGACAGACGCATTTACCATAGACGAGAAGAAAGGGAGCGTCACAATCGGAAGTGAAGTACGGTTTGACATCCTGGAATATCCGTCATTTGAGACATCTGATCCGGACCCGGTTATGGCAACGAATAAATACATAAAGGAACTATACCCGGAATGTATGATTATGGGATATGACAGGATGGAGGAAATCACGGAGGCGACAGGGGAAAGGCCGGTGATATACTGCCGCCTGGTATCAGCAGATAAGTCCGAGGAAACGAATACAGTCGCATGGATGGATGGCAGGATAGCCGTCCATATTTTGTGCCCAGAGAGTGAAACAAGGCTCAAAATGGCCGCTGCGATTGCAAACCATATGTCAATGGACGGAGAGATCATTATGCTGGACCATTCGCCTATGTTCATCAAACGCCTGCAGGCAAATTATAAATCTGACTATCTGAAAGACGGCCAGATTTTTGTAACAGGTCATTATGGGCTGTTGAGGTACAAGGCAAAGCCTCATTCACTGACAGCGGCCCATGTCAAGTACAAATAAGGAGGTACACAATGGCAAAAGAGACAACAAAGGAGGCCAGGACTGCCGAAACCGCTGAAACTAAGGCGGAAGTAGCGCAGGAGGCACCGAAGAAAGAGCAGAAAGCCCCGCAGGAATCCGTCTACCCGGCAAGCGAGCTGGCGGCAAATGCGAAGAAAGTCTTTGGAACCAGGCAGGAGTGTGTTGCGGCGGCATTGAAAGCTGCCGGGAAAATGGAATGTACGGTTACGGAGGCGAAGGAGATCGTAGAAAAATTCTTGAAGAGGGAGGTTAAGTAAGGATGGCAGGTACATTTATTTTAGGAGAAACAAAGGTACGTCCTGGCTCCTATTTCAATATCCAGAAAAAAGGCGGAAATGCCGCCGCTGGCATTATGAACGGAGTAACGGCTGTTATCTTTAAGGCAGACTTTGGGCCGCTGAATACGGCGGTGGAGTTGAGCGCCGAGGATGGCTATGAGCAGACTTTTGGAACAGGGCTTACAACGGATGCGATCAGAGAGGCCATTGCGGGAGGGGCAAAGACAATCATTGCCTGCCGTGTGGGAAACGGTGGAACGCAGGGAACCATCGTTCTGAAGGATACGGCAAAGGAAGATGCCCTCAGCATCACGGCGAAATATCCGGGAGATAAGGATTTCACGGTTACGGTTCGTGAGAAACTTTCGGATTCCACGCTGAAGGAGTGCATTTTCTACACTGGCACAACGGAATTTGAAAAGGTCGAGTTTGTGTCCGGCGAGGGAGAGGCAAAGGCCCTGGTTGATGCCCTGGCATCATCCAAGAATTTCAAGGCAGAGTTGAAACCGGATAAGGAGAGCGCCCTGCTGGAGATAGTCTCTCAGAGTGCATTCACAAAGGGGACGAATCCGCAGACCACGACAGGCGACTACTCCAACGCTTTTGCACAGGTAGAGCCGCATGAGTTCAATACGATCTGCCTTGATACAGAAGATACGGAAATCCACCTGCTCCTGCAGTCGTTTGTGAACCGTATCTTTGATGCGGGTTCTCTCGCGCAGGCAGTTGTGGCGGAAAAGCATACGATTGAGCTGGAGACGAGGATTAAGCACGCAGCGGCGTTCAATGACGAGAAGATGAATTATGTGCTGAACGCATGGGTGGATGAACAGGGAACTGCCATTGACGGGTACCAGACGGCGGCTCGTATTGCTGGAATGATCGGGGCGGTGGCGGCAAATTCCTCCCTCACACATACCGTAATCAGCGGGTTTACCGAGATTCTGGAGAAACTCACGAACACGGATATGATTTCTGCGGAGAAGAGGGGCTGTATCGTGCTGAGCTACAACAAGGCAAAGCAGGTGTGGATTGACAATGCAATCAATACGCTCATTACCCCGGCAGACAACCAGGACGACGGCTGGAAGAAAATCAGAAGGGTAAAGACGCGCTTTGAGTTGATAAGGCGCATCAATACCACTACGGATGATCTGGTCGGCAAGGTTGACAACGACAACAACGGAAGAGCAACCGTTATCAGCCAGATACAGGGTGTCGGTGATTCCATGCGTGAGGAAGGAAAGCTGGTGGCGTGTGCGGTGACGGAAAGCAGCGCATACAAGGCAGACGGAGACAGCGCATGGTTCGATATTGATGTGATCGACAAGGATTCGATGGAGCACATCTATCTGACATTCCTGTTCCGGTTCAGCACTAACGAAGAATAGGAGGTATAGGCCATGAGAAATGAAAGAGCAGCAGGCGATTCCAGACACGCAAGGACCGGCAAGGACGGAGCGTTTTACAGCAAGGATGGAGTTCTGCTGGCAACGGTGGAACAGTTCACATCGAATGTCAGCTGGAACAATGCCAAGTACAGTGTTTTGGGTGATGCCCAGGAACACGAGACGGCGAACACCTTTGCTGTCAACCTTACCATGTCGCAGATTGTGGTGGAGGATGATGAATTTATCGTAGAGCTGATGAAAGCTCTGGAAACGCAGGTTATGCCTGTGTGGGATTTCCAGGGATCATTGCTCGGCAGGAACGGTTCCGAAGAGCGTGTGATTTATCGCGACTGCATCCCTTCCGGACAGGTGGATATTCAGAACGTGTCTGTGGGCGATGTAATCAAGCGTAACTGGAATTTCTTTGTCAATCGGGCGCCTAAGTTGCAGTCGTTGCTCGGTATTGACAGGGATTAAGAATCAGTACATTAGCACATTGGAGGGCGGCGTGGAGCTGCCCTCTTTCATTATGCAGAAATAGGAGGAAAAGCAGATGTCAAGTGAATTTAAAAGAGGCGTGACCGTAGGAGAGGGCAATGCAGTAAAAGAGGAAACGCAGGTGACTGCACAGCAGGCGGTAAATGAGTATGAAACCAGCGAGGAAGATACCAGGGCGCTGATCCGGGCGAATGAAGAGGATTTCATCCAGGGGCTTATTGATGCGGCAGAATTTGCATCTGAGGAAACGCAGCGCATTGAGATCATCCGGGAAGGGCGCCTGTATTTTGCGTTCAATATCCGGCCCCTCAGTTCTGAGGAATACGAGAAGTGCCGTAAAAAGCACACCAAATATGTGCGCAATAAGCAGCTCGGCATGAAGATGCCGGAGGACACCAACAGAGTCAAGTATCAGTCGGAGATCATCTATGCGGCAACGGTTGACGAGGACAAAGAGAAATTATGGGATAACCGCAAGGTATGGAGCGCCCTCAATGCGAAGAAAGACCGTATCATGAACGGCCTGGACGTGATCGAGTATTCTCTGAAAGCCGGTGAAAAAGACAGAATCCTGGAGGCAATCGACAAGCTCAGCGGCTACGAATCCAACAATCTGGAGGAAGTGGCAAAAAACTAATCAGTGCCGGGGGAAAGGCTTGCCTGTTGCATCATATTTTCCAGACAACAGGCATTACCCCGGATGAATTTTACCAGAAACCAAAGGGGGTGCAGGCATTTATGCTTGCCTCTATGAGAATTACCCTGGAATCACGGACGAAAGGAGGGGACGAGAATGGCGGAGACGGTCAGAATTGAGATACCGATTGAGACGATAGACAACACCGATCCTGAGCTTAGCAATGTCACGAGGAACTTTGAACGCATGGAAAAAGCGGCGGAGAGCGCCAATGGTGCGGCGAAAAAAGCCAATTCCACAGTGACGCAGTTTGACCGGCAGGCTCAGAAAACAGAAAAAAGCCTGGCGAGCTGGGCGAAAGAGAAATATGAGATTATGCTGGAGGCGAAAGACAGGATTACGCCGATTTTATCCACACTCGGAAACGGTATCAGAAGTTTTGCCGGGAAAACATGGAGCGTTACAATGCGGGCCGTTGACCTTATCACTTCGCCCGTGAGGGGAATCATAAACCTGTTGAAAAATCCCATCTTTCAAGTAGGGGCAGTCCTCGGAGTCAGTATAGGTTTGAAAGATACGATAGAAACCTATAAGGACTTTGAGGCTGCTATGTCACAGGTGCAGGCTATAAGCGGCGCCACCGGTTCGGAAGTAACAAAACTTACGAATAAGGCGAAAGAAATGGGTGCCACAACGAAGTTTACAGCGGAGGAATCTGCAGAGGCATTCAATTATATGGCTATGGCTGGATGGAAAACAGAAGATATGCTGAGTGGCATAGAAGGCATACTCAGTCTTGCGGCTGCCTCCGGAGAGGACCTGGCGACTACTTCCGATATTGTCACGGATGCCTTGACGGCGTTCAACATGAAAGCATCGGATGCAGGTAGATTTTCTGATGTGCTGGCGGCGGCAGCATCAAATGCGAATACAACAGTTTCCGGAATGGGTGAAACTTTCAAATATGCAGGCTCTATGGCGGGAGCGCTCGGCTACTCTATAGAGGATGTGGCCTTAATGACTGGCCTCATGGCAAATACAGGTATTAAGGCGACTATGGCAGGTACAGCTTTGAACTCAATCTTTACCAGACTTTCCACCAATACCAACGGTGCGGCGGATGCTATGTCTGATTTGGGGATTGAGTTTTTTACATCCGAGGGAAACGCAAGGGATTTGTCGGATGTGATGGAAGAACTGAGAAGTGCTACTGCTAATATGACGGCAGAGCAGAAATCTCAGCTTGCGAATACAATCGCAGGCACACAGGCACAAAAAGGATTGCTGGCGATTCTGAACGCATCCGAAGAGGACTATAACAAGCTGGCAGATGCAATCAATAATGCAGACGGCGCAGCGGCAAATATGTCTGAAACAATGCTGGATAATTTGCAGGGTTCCATTACTCTGCTGCAGAGTGCGGTTGACGGGGTAAAAATATCCTTTGGCGAGAGGCTGTCTCCGTATGTGAGAGGTCTGGCAGACTGGCTTACCGCACAAATGCCCGCAGTTGAGCAGGGATTGGATGAATTTATGGATTGGCTCGACACTAAAATTGGCCAGATGCAGAGAAAATTCAACGCGATTGCTGACACGAAAGAATGGCAGGACGCAGATTTCTTTGGAAAGGTCAAGATAGCCTGGGATGAATTTATCGCAGAGCCGTTTTCAGAATGGTGGAACAGCACAGGAAAGGCAAAGTTTGCGGATTTTGCACAGGACATCGGGGCAGGAATTGGTACCGGATTGAAAGTCGGCGTTATGGCTATGCTGGGAATTGACATTGGGGAAACTCTGGACGAAGGAGTAAGCATTGGCGCATCCTTTGCAAAAGGCTTTTCAGAGGGGTTTGACTTCCAGGCAATATCCGAGAAGTTGTGGCAGGGATTTAGCAATCTGCTTTCCAATGCCGGTAAGCTATTGCCGGGTGGAGAGGCTCCGGATTTGTCCTCAATTTTTTCTGCGGTTATGCTCAGTAAAATTGCAACGCCGTTCATCAGTATGGGAAGAGGGGCGGCAAGCATCGGCAAAGGCTTGTTCGGTACAAATGCGGCAACCGGCACTTCCCTCATGGGTTCTTTCCTGGGTTCAGCAGCAGCCGGTACCGGGCTGTTGGGAAAATCTGGCTTATTGGCAATCAACCTGGGAGCCGGAAACCTGGCGGGCGGTGCATCTATGAGTGCCGCTGCTCTGAGTGCGACAGGAATGGCGGCTGGTGGCGGTGCAATCGCCGCAGGAGCAACGCTGGTAAGCAGTGCGCTGGACGCATACAAAGCCATTAAATCCGACAACAAGGAAGAGTCAAAAGCCTATGGAGAGTCTGCGGCATGGAAAGCAGGCGGTGTAGCGGCAGGAGCAGCGGCTGGTGCGGCGATTGGTTCAATCATTCCCGGCATAGGTACGGCAGTCGGCGCTTTAGTCGGTGCCGGTGTTGGCGGTATTGCCGGGTGGATCAAGGGAAACAAGGTTAAGGAGGAATACCAGGAAAATGTAGAGGAAATGCGGAAAGAGGCTGAAAAGGCACAAAAAGTCTTTGAGGCTACGGGATTATCAATCGAGGATGTTACTTTCAAAAACGAGGCTTTGGCGCAGGCTATGAATGATTCAGAAGTTTCTGCAGAACAGTTTGCATTGATGTTCCAGGAGGAATGCGCGAATGTTGCAAAAAAGGCTTTCGGGGATATTTCTCTGTCGCTGGCAGAGGTCAAAAAAGTGGCATCTGAGATTACCTTTGCCGATATGGCGGAGGAATTAAGCGAGTTTGCACAAGCAACAGCTGATACGGAGACGGCGCTGAACAATCTGCAATCCTCAGTAACCGGCTTGAAAAAGGAAAACTGGAAAGTCGGCCTGGGTATGGAACTGTCGGAAACAGATAAGGATGGTTATAAGAGCGCCATCGAAAATTTCCTCAGTACAAGTCAGACATTCATTGACGATAATCATTACCAGGCCACGGTTGCGCTGAAACTTCTGGCAGGAGGGGAGGCGGACACCACTGGCCTGGATAGCTACTATGGAGGGTTAAAGAGCCAGATCGAGGATTTAGGTACCCAGCTGACAGATTCTATGAATATTGCTCTGGAGGACAGTGTTATTACGCTGGACGAGGCGGCGGAACTGGAAAGTCTGCAGGAGCAGATTTCGGCAATTACGAATAAGCTGACGGAGGCAAAGACAGATGCGGAAATGCGGGCTTTGAAGATTAAGTATAACGGAGCTGCTTTGGATATGGATAGCTTTAATGCCCTGCAGGAAGAATTGCAGGCGAATGTGGCATCTGCATCCGAACAGTACGAGAGTGCGCTGACATTGACGCTTACCAACCTAAACCTTCAGCTTGCAGACGGTGCGATTACGCAGTCGGAATACGACGAGGCGGTTGCAGAGGCAACGGAAGGGTACTATGCACAGATAAACGAACTCAGCGCGAGGGTAAGCACATTCAATCTGGATAGCATTGCTACGGCATGGGATTCTGAATTGTCGAGGATTATGCCGGAAGTAGAGGGCAGCACAACGGAAAAGCTAACGCAGGCGCTCAATAATGCTCTGTTGGCACATCCTGATGTGAAAGCATGGACGACAGCGGATGTTATCAGCTGGATGGGACTTGACAAGTTGAACCTTGACACGGCAGAGCAGACCACGATTGCGGCAGAACTGATTCAGACGGCACTTGCGGTACCGGAGGGAACTAAAGAGACGATTATCCAGGATTTCAAGAGCCAGATACCAACAGCCGAGGAAATAATGGCGGCGATAGATTGGGATTCCATGACCGGAAATGACTGGACGGCGCTTATGGAATCCATAACGGGACCACCGGAGGGGCCGACCATTGGGCTTTCTGCAGAGGATGCCGCTAAGCCGATGTCTGAGTATTATGGCGAGTATTTCGAGAGCATCAAGCAGTCGTATTCGGAGGCGCTGCACAATGCCTTAGAGAGCAGCAACGATCAGGAAACGCTCAACTCATTCCTGGAGCAGTACATGACACAGCAGACAGGAGATTTTGATTTCTCTTCCGTCATGGCACAGTACGGACCGATTTCAAATGAGTATTACGATCAGCTGGTGTCTGAATGGACGGCGGCCGGCACAGCATATGGCGATGCGCTGAACAATGGGGCGTCAACAAGCCTGCTGGCAGGGTCCTCTCTTCTCAGAACAGACCTGCAGACAGCGTTGAACACGGCAACAGCGAGTCCGTTTACAATCAGCCCTACGGTCAATGTGACGCCGAATTACAATATTACCGCTCCGACATTCCCGGCGCTCAGTCAAACGCAGAGCGCAAGCGGTCATGCGGCGGGCGGTTATGTAAGCGGCGGGCCTCAGCTTTCGTGGCTGGCAGAGGAAGGGTATGGCGAGTTTGTCATTCCTACAAATCCGAGCAGACGGGCCAGGGCGTTAGACCTGTATGAACAGGCGGGGGCAGCGTTAGGAGTATCTGCCAATGCGGCGGGCGGTTATGTAGGAGGCTCAATTTTGAGTGATACTGCCGCAGATTATAATTTATTCAGTGATGCCAATAGAAACGCTCCTATAGCCTATAACGAAACCACAGGGGACAAATATGACGGAGAAACAGCATGGGAGTATGAGCCTGTACCAGCAGAAAGGGAGAGCAGCCCAGGAGGCTCCCCGGTACAGGTAAATGTGAGCCTGGAACCGGAGTTTGTCATTCATGGTGGGGACGGACAGAGCGAAGAGGACATTATGCAGGTAATCAGAAAGCACTTAAAAGAAATGGCTGACGAATTGGGCGGCGAGATTGCCGGAAAGCTGGAAGAGGTATTCTCCAATATGCCATTAAAGGAGGCGTAGACTATGAATATAAAATTGATTCCTGCCGGGAACGGTTCAAAGTTTACGTTTCCGGCATTGCCGGAGAAAGTGCAGGGGAAGTATGGCGCGAAGTACCAGAGCTTTGACATCATATCCCAGGGTACCGTCAAGGTGCCAAAAGGAACGGATGTAGCAGAGTTCACATGGGATGGCGTCTTTTTTGGGGAATCCAAAAGGAATGAGCCTATTGTTAAGAAAAACAGCTGGAAAGAGCCGAATGAGTGTGTGAAAATCCTGAATAATTTTATGAAGAATGAAACGGTGCTGAACCTGATCGTGACGGAAACGTGGATAAACGTTGATGTCACGATTTCCTCATTCCAGCCGAGGCCGGTAGGCGCTTACGGAAACGTGGAGTATTCCATCACGTTTGTGCAGAAAAAGCCCCTGCAGATATATACCACTGACGAGCTGAAAATTGCCAAATTCGTGAAAAAGACAAAGCCGAGGAATGATTCTGGAGGATCGTCTGGAGGCGGTGGCAGCACTTATACGGTTGTGAGTGGAGATACGCTGTGGGGGATAGCCTCAAAGAAGTTAGGCAGTGGCAGCAAATGGACTCAAATCTACGATGCCAATGCCGGAACCATAGAGGCCGAGGCAAAGAAACACGGTAAGTCGAGTTCCGATCACGGTCACTGGATATGGCCCGGAGAGGTTCTGACAATACCGGGATAGGAGGCGGCAGTGATTGATTTATCAAAAATCAAATACCGTGTCGTGGTGATGGATGAAAGCGGCAAGCAGTACAATATCCAGGATTATATCCAAAACCTGGGATGGGAGGAAAACGACAGCGAAATTTCGGTGCGCTCTTCTTTTACTTCGAGAAATGACAAGACATCAAAGGGGTACCTGTCAAGCATCATCAAACCGGGGTGCTTGGTGGGTATCTTTGCATCTGATGGTGGTTCTTTGAACGAAGAAGTGGCAAGGGGGTATGTGGAAACATGGAATCCGGTGGAAAAGAACAGTGGGAACAATCTGAAATGTACCTGCTATGATGAACTGTATAAGCTGCAGAAAAGCCAGGATAACAGATACTATCCCTCCGGCACAGGAACAAAGTCGGCTCTCCAGGGCATTTTTGACGATTGGGAGATACCGCAGGGGGATTACAAAGGCCCTAATGCCTCCCACGGAAAAACGGTGCATAACAACAAATATCTGTCGGATATTATACTGGAACTGCTGGATGATGCGGTCAAAAAAGGCGAGGAAAAGTGCATCGTGAGGGCGGCAAAGGGTTACACAAGCGTAATTCCCAGGGGCAGCAACAAAACGGTGTATGTATTCAAGGTGGATAATACCAAATCCTTCAGCCAGTCAATCAGCACGGCGGACCTTATCACAAGGGTAAAGGTGGTAGGGCAGGCAGATGATGATGGCAAGCGCAGCGTGGACGCCACACTGAACGGCGAGACGAAATACGGAATACGGCAGAGGATTTACACCAGGGGTTCAGACGAGACGCTGGCCGATGCAAAGTCGGCGGCGCAGGAGATACTTGACGGAGAGGGCAAGATTGAAAAGGAAATGACGGTGCAGAGTCCGGATGTCCCTTTTATCCGCAAGGGCGATCTTGTCTATATCATGAGCGAGTTCGTGTCGGATTACTATTATGTGAAAGGCATCCAGCATGATGCAGATGTCTACAGCATGACGATGGAGCTGGAGTATGCGGAGCCGGAAAAGAAAAGCAGCAAGAGCGGCGGTGACACCAAAAAGGAATATAACGTAGGCGATATTGTGAATTTCCACGGCGGTACCCATTATGTCAGCAGCTATCCAGGGGCAAAAGGGTACAGTGCGAGAGCCGGGAAGGCGAAAATCACGATTAAGAACGGTTCCGGAAAAGCGCATCCGTGGCATCTGATCCATACGGACAGTGCCAGCAATGTGTACGGATGGGTAGACGATGGAACATTTGATTAGGGAGGCATAGATGGAAGGATTTGACGGGCATCCTGGCACAAGCAAGCTGGCGGCGGTTTTGAGCCAGAGGATGAAAAGAGAAAACGAGTCCCCTTTGGTGTTGGATTTTGGAGAGATACAGGCGAATTACAGCCTGGTAACGAATACTTTTCCGGTTCCGATACCAAAAGGCGATTACTCAGTCTGCAGGTCAATCAACGGATATACCCTGGCTACATCAGAATCCAGCTGGACCGGACATCTGCAGGAGAATAAGCATATACACAGCAGCCCCTCCGGGGTTCCTCCGCACAGCCATGATGTGCCTATGCCAAAACTAAAGGCGGGGGATCGCGTTCTGGTGGCCTGGGTGCAGAGCGAGGCGGTAGTCGTGGATGTTATTGAAAAATCATAAGGAGGCGAGGCGAAATGTCACAACCACTATTTCCGGTAGTGGAAGTACCGGAGTTTATCCCCGAAGATATGGGGTATGACACGCAGTATAAGCGCAGTGTCAGATGGGATCCGGCAGCGGGGGATTTTGTAAGAGACGGTGCGAACCGGATGGTAGAATGTGATGGCAGGGAGGCATACGCAATATGGTGTTTCAAGATTGCACAGACGGAGAGGTACCGCTGTCTTGCATATCCGGATTCTATCGGCACAGAAATGGAACGTGCCTTGGATAATGACGATGAAAAAACGGTTGAGTCTATGGTGCAGAGGACAATTACAGATGCAATAATGGTAAATCCCCGGACGGAAGAGGTCCGGGATTTTGCTTTCTCCTGGGACGGAGACAATATGCACTGCAGATTCAAGGTAAAGGGCATAGGCTGGGATGAAGAAATCACGATTACGATTTAAGGGGGTGAGAAAGGATGCAGCCGGAATTTATTAGACCAGAATTTATTGAGAATAACAGTGCCGAGGAAATACACCAGCGGATGATGAACAACCTGCCTGCAGACATTGACGATATGCCGGGCGGGTTTCCGTTTGACTTTACCATGCCCGCAGCGCTGGAAAAAGACGAGTTCATCAATTACCACATGGTAAGGGCGCTGATGATTGCTTTCCCTCAGTACGCATGGGATGAATGGCTGGACCGGCACGGCCAGCAGGTACATCTTGAAAGGCATCAGCCGGAGAGCGCATCAGGAAAGGTAAAAGTGACCGGGAAAGCAGGGGCGGTAATTGCGGCGGGAACGGTTTTCTGCACACCGGCAACGGACACAGGACCGTCCATAGAATTTATTTCCCAGGAAGAGGCTGAGATTGGAGAGGATGGAACAATCCTTATCCATGTATCAGCTGTAGAAAGTGGCACCGGCTCCAATGTGGCTGCGAATACGGTAGTCCTCATGGCAAAGCCGGATAAAAATGTGACGGAGGTAATCAATCCTGAGCCGATCAGAGGCGGAACTGAGAGGGAGGGCAACGATGATTTCTACGACAGGATTGCGGCAGAGTACGACAACAGCCTTACTTACCTGGGAAATGACAGCGATTATATTCGCTGGGCGAAAGAGGCAGGGGCGGGTGACTGCATCGTGATTCCTGCAGCGGAGGGGCCTGGAACGGTAAAGCTGGTGCTGATAGACGGAAACGGTCAGCCTGCCAATGAGGAATTGGTGCAGGAGGTTTACAGCCACATTGTATCTCCGGAGGACAGGAGTAAAAGACTTCTGCCTACTGCCTGTGCTAAGCTGATATGCGGACCGGCAACAACGGTAAAGGTAAATTTCAAGATTACTGGATTGCTGTATGAAGAGATAACCAGCATTGAGCAGATTAAGAAAGATTTTGCTGCTGCAGTCAAGGCGGTTTTTGTTTCTGCAAAGCACCAGGGCATATTGCGGTACAACGATGTGCGGCCAGTCATCAAAGGAATTGCCGGCGTGACAGACTATGGGAGATTCCTGATGAACGGAGCAGAGGAAAATATCAACCTGGCAAGCGAAGAGTACCCGGAGACAGGTACTCTTGATTTCAGTTAGGGGGCGGTCAGATGGAAAAGGGAAAATTTGATCTGGAAAACTTCCCTACAAGCAACAGCGCCAGAAAGATGCTCAGCTATGTGTCGGATGGATTCTATGACGAGTCGTATGTCGGCAAGTGGATATACCAGGTGATGGGGCTTGAATATGACAGGGCATTAGAAATGGTTGAGGACCTGCCTGCACAGTTCTTCCCAGAGACGGCCACATGGGGGCTGATGTACCACGAAATTAAGTGGGGACTGCCGGTGCGTGAAAATCTTTCCTACGAGGAACGGCGCAAACGAATTTATCAGAAAAGGGACTACAGAGCGCCTATGACACCGTACCGAATGGAAAAAGGACTGGAGGATGCCACAGGATTTGAGGTACATATTGCGGATATACATGATCCGGGAGAGTACGGATTTTCTCCTCAGCATCCGAATGTGTTCAAGGCGTATTTTCTCGGAGAGGGGACGCTGGATTCAAAGAAAGTCTTTGAAACGCTGAACCGGCTGAAACAATCGCACACAACCTATACCGTCAATTACCGGACAGAGATTGAGCTGGATAACAGGAATCTGGAGCAGATCATATTGAGAAATATCCGGTTTAAGATGGGGATTCCATTCTGGTATGCGTATGTGTATGACGGGAGCTGGTTGCTGGACGGCAGCGTTATCCTCAATACGAAGATGCGTTATGGCCTTGTGCTTGGATTCAAATTCAACCAGGGGGAGTTTCATACTCCAGAAGAAATCAGGCTGGTTTCGGTCAGATTTGACACGGTAAAAGCGATAAACGATGGAATGTTTCGTGCCGGTGTGGGTTTTCATACCGGCATTAACTTT